AGTCGCCATCAATCGAACCCAACCGGGCGAGCTCTTGATTTTTGGACTGGTCCGACAGATTAACTCCCAACTTGAGGAGTTTAGTCTTAACGAACGCATCAAATGCTAACTGGAGGAATAAATTTCCTTCCGGCTCGCAAGCGATGGTTCTATCGGTTTTCCAGTTCTTAGGTACGGTTTCTACACGATTAGAAAACACAGTCCTAAACTGGGGGCTCTTGTATCCAAAATAGATACTAAGGGCGTCCAAGTAAGGTTGTGCTCTCCGCGTCGCTGGGATACCACGTTTACTCACCTTAAGGTAAGGCAACGAGTCCCTACGACTACGAGTAGAAGTCGCTCCAGCCGTCACACGAATCAAACTCGGTAAATTACCGAGAAATTCGTCAAAGTCGCCTAATGTCATTTGGATGACATCTTGCACACGCTCAATATCTCTAGCTAACCTTTCGTCTAAACGATCGGTATGCTGAAAATAGTGATCAAGCCTTTTGTTAGTTTGTCTGCAGAACATCTCGGCCTTAAAAAAGGAGAGAGACGCAGCAGATTCACAGACATCGGCCATCGAGAAAGCTTTGTTCTTCTTGAAGAACGCAGCAATCTGACGTGTGAAGCGACAAAGATCCCGAGAGTGCAATGCTTCGGGAATATGATCAGGACAGGAACTTAAGCGGGAAATATCGCGAGACCTTATCCAACCAAGGATTTGGTCACAAACGGTATCCCCGACAAGTTTCCGTTGGTCATTCACATAACACCGACACATGTCGAACGTTAATGTGGCGAAGTCCATAGTGGATCCTCAATTTCGTTCAATTACACCGACGTGGGCTTTAAATCCAAATCCTCAGTAGCCTCAATGGCTTGCTGAAGAGAATGGACCAGAGACACCACAACAGCGGGTGGGAACCAGGAGAGAAGCGCGACTGAAATTAGCGGTATGCTAATTTTGAGCCATGCTTTTCGTTTACGAGAAGAACCCATAAAGGTTACTTCGCGTAATCCTGATTGGCCACCATGTTTGCAAACTCGTCTGCCGCAACAAATTCGCGGAATAGAGCTTGCGCCGATGTAAGGTCGCCGGCCGTATAACCCAAGGGTCTACGGACGACGGCACCGAACGAAATGCGCTGAGGCATCACTACGTTCAACGCATCCTTCGTGGCGTAGAAGATCGTAAACGTATCTTCCAACATCACTTGGGCACCAACAGGTACCTTGCGCTTTTGCAAACAGATCCGGGGTAACCCGGCCGTATGCGCAGGCGTCGTAAAGGTACGGGTATTCGACGAATCGTTGAATACCTTGAGAACGGTTGTCATAACCGCCATGTTTGTCTCCTTAGACAGACAAAGATGAGCATCATATACGAGAACTTTGGCCGGGCGTTTGCCCGGTGTAAAAGGAGTATATGATGGCCAATAGGTCTGCGACCTTTGGCACGTTCACACGAACGTTCATCAACGGAATCTTTGGTACACCTAGAGGTGTTCTTACCGCGTAAGACCCTTCAGCC